CAGCATACTATCTGTACTTGGCAGAGCCTCAATAACTTATTGAAGAATACTAAGGCAGGTGAAGCAGAGGTAAACATCAAAGAGTTCATCGAGGATGTTGTATGTGTCATGGTTGACGAAGTGCATATGGCTAAAGCAGATGCGCTTAAAGCATTATTGACCGGCCCGTTCAGCCAGATACCCATACGCTGGGGATTGACCGGTACTATACCCAAAGCAGCGTATGAACAAGTCAGTCTGCTTGTCAGTCTAGGGCCTGTTATCGGTAAACTCAGCGCAGCAGAACTACAAGAGAAAGGTGTGCTAGCACAGTGTCATGTCAACATCGTGCAGTTAAAAGATGGGGTAGAGTTCACAAACTATCAAAGTGAACTGAAACATCTATTAGAAGATGAGAAACGATTAGATAAGATCGCACAGCTAGTGGACAAAATCAAAGACAGCGGTAACACATTAGTTCTTGTTGATCGTGTTAATGCAGGACGCGAGTTACAATCACGCATCACGGATAGCGTATTCATATCAGGTGAGACTAAACTAACAGAACGCAAGGAAGAGTATGACGAAGTTAAGACTAGCGATACTAAAGTTATTGTTGCCACTTATGGAGTTGCTGCTGTGGGTATTAATATCCCTCGCATTTTCAATCTTGTTCTTATTGAGCCCGGCAAGTCATTTATCAGAGTTATCCAATCGATTGGACGCGGTATTAGAAAAGCGGAAGACAAAGATAACGTAGAGATTTGGGATATCACTAGTGATTGTAAGTTTGCCAAACGTCACTTGACTCAACGCAAGGCATATTACAAAGAAGCAAAGTATCCATTTACACTTGAGAAACTTGACTATTAAAATTTTATGTAGTAAAATAACAACATGCGTATACTAACATTAGATAACAAATACTATAACCTAGAAACCCTGCCTGAAGAAATAGATGATTTACGATTTGCTATATTAGACAATAGCAACCCGCAAAGCGTAGACTATCATTATATACCCTTGATTTTTCTTGAAAGTTTTAACGCTGCTGCTTTAGTACTTAAGGTGGGTAATAAAACTATAAAGATGCCATTAGACTGGCAGATATTAATAGGTGAAAAGGATCACGGGGACCTTGAAACATTACCATTGAGTAGTTTAAATGATAGGGGATTTAGCGCATTTGAGTTTAATCCATTAAGCGCATTCAGTCCTACATTTATTCCTATAGAAATCGTAGATATTTACCACGATGTAACTTGGTATGCCCCTAGATTACGTAACGGTCAGTTCTTGTGCGTACCTATAGATGATGGTGAGAAGCCACGTTGCATCTATTTCGTAAAAGAGATCAGTCGCAACTGTGAGATCGTTGACTATAATCAGGTGTTTTAATGAAATATGGTGTAAAGATATATTGGCCGGACGGTGAGTTTTTATGGGTCACACAGGGCGATAGTAAGTTCCATCTAGCTCCTTTATTGTTTGATAGTAAAGAAGAAGCGGAAAAATATGCCTTGAGTGTTTGGGGAGAAAGTGCTAAAGTAGATATATATGGCGAAAGCAAAAACTCCGACTGAAGAAAAATTTGACAAACAAGACTTTGACTTGTTTGACGCCTTGAAGGCTATAGATAAGAAAGATTATTCTTACTTTGATACTCTCACGGTTGAACAACAAAAGAAGTTCAGCCCCTATATGCTATTGCAGTGGATGGTAAATGTAAAAAGCAATAGTCAGATTCAAGATTATTATCTGCGAAGCGTAGAGTACCACGCAAACAAGTACATGCTTGATTACATGATTGCTAGCAACAGCCATAAGCATTCAAAGCTTCAATGGCTTATGCTGTGTGCTGCCAGCCCGGGCATTGGTTCGCAGTTCAGGCAATGGATACCTAGCATAAGTCCGCAAGTAAGTAAACTACGTGTAAGTCCTAAAGAAAAAGATATAAAAGAATACTATAAAAAGATATATCCTAACACTGACAACGATACTCTTGATCAGATATCAAAGTTGTTTATAGTATCGCATAAAAAGAAAATGTATCTAGCACAGCAGTATCCGTCTATGAAGGTAGAAGATATAGAAATTCTCGCTGAACTTGTAAGCGACTCGGATATAGAACAATATGATCGCCAGCTCGGTAACTGATTACAAGTGTGATTTCTGTAACAGGAGTTTCGTAAAAGAAACTACTATGTTAAAGCATCTATGCGAGAACAAGCGCAGATGGCAGGATAAAGATAAACGAGGTAATCAGATAGGGTTTCAAAGCTGGTTGAGATTCTATGCTAAAAATACTGCTAGCAAAAAGAAAAAGACCTATGAAGATTTTGTAAAATCAGCATATTACATAGCGTTTGTTCGTTTCGGTAACTATTGTTTAGACGCTAATGTCCTCAATGTAGATAGATACGCTGATTGGTTACTGAAAGAGAAAATAAGCGTAGACAATTGGAACAAAGATAGCAACTACACTAAGTTTATCATAGATTATTGCAAAGTAGAAGATCCACTAGATGCTATAGCACGTAGCATAGAAACAACTATCAAGCTTGCAGAGTCCGATAGATTACAAACAAAAGATGTTTTTAGATATGGTAATAAAAATAAGATTTGTTTTGAGATCACTAAGGGCAAGATAAGTCCGTGGATGTTATATCAAAGCGAGAGCGGTCAGAGATTCCTTGAAGCATTAGATGTGACCCAGCAAAAGATGGTGCTTGAGTATATCAATCCAGAACAATGGGCTATCAAGTTTAAAAGACAAAATAATATCATAGGTCAAGTCAAAGAACTGTTGCACGAAGGCGGCTATTGATGAACGAGCCTATATTTTGTGCATTAGCCTTTAACTCTATATCTTGGAGTAGTGACGGTAAAGCTAGTCCATGCTGTGGTGTGCGTAACTGGACACCCCCTGATGTAAATGAGGATATGCCCCTCATAGATAGAGCAAATCAAAATGCTATAGTAGATTTACGTAAAGCTTTAAGCTCGGGGATCTATCCTGAAGTGTGTAAGCTTTGCGAAGAACAAGATATAGACTCGCGTCCTTCTATGAGAACAATATGGAACAATGCGTATAATAAAACTCTGCGAGAAATAAAACTTGATAGTGTGGTTCATAGTGATGACATCGTTTCTATGAATATCAACATAGGTAACAAGTGCAATAGTAAATGCATGACCTGTGGTTTTATCAATAGTGATCTTTGGTTAGATGAGTATCTTTATATTTTCGGTCAACCATATGGAATTCCAAAGATGCCTAAGCAGCTTATGAGCGATAACCTTAAGGCAGACGAGATAGTAGACAGTTTTAAAAATCTTAAGCACATAACATTCATGGGAGGAGAGCCTACTATTAGTGATAATGCTACTTACATGCTGAAAAGATATGTGCGAGAAGGACGCAGTAAGGATATAGAACTTACTTACACTACTAACTTGACCGGGATTACTGACGAGTTGTTGGATCTATGGTCTAACTTTAAGAATATAGGATTGAATGTTAGCATAGACGGTTATGGAAAAGTAAACGAATATATAAGATATCCATTTAGTTGGGAAAAAATAGATAGGAATCTTGATGAGTGCTTGACTCAAGTAGGAAATAAAAAAATGGGTATAGGATTGGGCATAACAGCAAGCCTTTTTAATAGCAATAACACTCATGAACTATTTGAATACTGGTACGACAAGACTAAAAATATAGGAACATCATGCGGTGTTATGATCAACAAGGTATTAGAACCTGATTATATGATGTTAAACTTGTTACCTATTAAATATAGGATGATAGGGGTAGAACATTTATATCATACAAAAAACAAGATATCGTTAGACACTAGATTTAAACCTATGCATGATGCTATAGATACTATGTTGAGTTATCTACAAGAATCTCATGTAATAGATAAAAAACGAATAGATAAAATAAGACATTTTATAAAAATGTCGGATAAGTATAGAAAAAGAGATATAAGAAGTTTCTTACCTGAACTGTATTATGAGTTGTACAAATGAACTTAAAAGATGAATTGACAGAAGGAAAAGGTTACCATATATACGAAAAGTTCGTGCCCGGTATACTTATTAGCGATATAAAATCTTTATTGAAGGACCTACATCCTGTACGAGCTAGCAGTAGCAAAAAAGTATATGCAGAGCGCGAAGAGATCAGCAAACTCACAGACATCAGTGTGTGGTGGAGTCAAACTGTTGAAAAATATAAAGCAGTAGAAAAGATCAAGCAACTAGTAGATCCACTTATTAAGCATAGTTTTCCAAATCTAGATTTTTATGCCAGTGACATAGTTACTATCAATAAAGGCAGCAACTGGGTAAGTCCGCATGTTGATACCCCTCATAGGTTTAGTAAATGGAACTATGATAAAAGATTATTGGGAATACAATGCATAATCAGTTTAAACAATATAGATAAAAACAGTGCTAGCACCGGACTCGTTCCATTTAGTCAAAAAAGAGATTTTGAGATCATGAAATGTTATACAGGTAGTTATGATCGCTGGTTTTTAGAGAACTGTAAGCAGCATGACATGCCCAAAGGTAGCTTGTTAATGTATAACTGCAGGGTCTTACATAGCAGTATGCCAAATCCTACAAATAGTGATCGCCCTGCATTGTTGATAAACTACTTAGACAAGAGTATAATGAAAGAAGTAGAGAACGTTGATAATGTATGGACTAGTAATGGTAAACGTCCCTAAAGATTTTCAAGACTTTGATGATGATGATTCTAAACTGACAAGAAGACTATCACGCTGGAAGTATTGGAATAATCTAAAAAGGCTAATGAATGAGTTTACTAAAGAGACCGGTTCAAAAGATCATCATGAATACATTGTATGGTTAGAAAACAAATATGGATTCAGACCTATTGAAACAAACGACGGCATGATGACAGATGACCTAGACATAGTTGATGAGAAGAAATACTTAATCTACATACTTAAATATGGCTAATGATATAATGATCGATATAGAGAGTTTAGATACAAGTCCTTATTGTGTCATACTCACTATTGGCATCGTTAGATTTGACCCATATTCAGAAGGGGTCATAGAGAGATTGACCCTCCGCCCAACTATAGAAGATCAAACTGAGAAATATGGTAGAATCATCAATGATGATACCTTACGTTGGTGGAGTGAGCAGAGTCCCGAAGCGTTAGAAGAAGCTATGGGCGATGATGACAGGATGTCATTTGTAGATTGCATGGAAGTATTGTATAAATATGGATGGAACCGTAGAGCCGTATGGAGTCATGGAGCCCCGTTCGACGTTGTAGCCTGTGAGACAGCTATGCGTCAAACATTGACTGATAGACCTAATCCTATACCTTGGCCATTTTATACTGTGCGTGATACTAGGACATTATTTGAGATAGCAAAAGTTAACTTAAGAGATGGAGGACATGTCACAAGTCATAGAGCGGTAGACGATGCTGAGAGGCAGGCTATTTTAGTACAGCAAGCATATAAAAAACTTGGAATGAAAAGATGAGGAAACATATTCTACCCTATCGCTCAAACAAAGTTTCAGAGATAGTAACGTGGTTAAGTGAGAATATACAAATAGATTTTCATAATAACGGTTTGAAATATAATAGCAGTAGCGTTAGTCAGTTTGTAGAATGGCGCAGTAGAGATTGTGAAAGTTGGATACTCAGAGTAGTTGGTAATCCTCCTAGAATATATGTTGAGATCAAAGATGAAGAATATGAAGTTTTATTTTTATTGAGGTGGGGATAATGATTGGTTTATTTGGTGATAGTTACGCAGATATAAGTCCTACTAAGATGACAGATGAAGCCAATGGTATATTACCCTGGCCTGCCCATCTGGCAAATCTTACAGGCGATAAAGTTATAACGCACGGTAAGACAGCGACTAGCACGTATTGGTCTTACAAGATGTTCATAAAATATCATAATGCTTATGATAAAATAGTTTTCGTTTACAGCGAATACAATCGCTGGCACACTTTAAAGGATCAATATGAAAGATTAGCATATCTTGTAGATAATGATAGGCTTGAGCTTTTAGATCCTCAGTTTAGAGAAGCCGGCGAAGCCTTGATGAAAGTAAAACCATTCATCTTTGATGAAGAGTTTAATAGATTCATATATCAGAGCATATTTGATAAGGTCAATAGGATATGCAGACAAAAAGCTAAACCTATCATTAATATTTTGCCGTTCGAACTTAACTTTAAAGACACAGAGTTGCCCATTGATATAAGCGAAGCTGCTGGACCTTGTTTGACCAGCTTATTAGAAGTATCATTAACCGAAGCAGCAAGATCGCCGTTTCTAGATAATCATATACGAACTATGCCAGATCATAGGCATAATCATCTCAATAGTTATAATACAAAAGTCATGGCTAATATAGTCATGGACAGTTTCTTCACAAACGAAAAGTTGATTAAACTTGCAAAAGATCCTAGATTCCAGTATGATGACGCATATATACAACATATTATAAAATATCTAGAAAACGTATGATAGGCATTTACGGCGACAGTTTTGCTGATACTAATCCAAGAGAGCTCCACGACAGAGAGAAAGAGATATGGCCCTGGGCTTATTGGCTCGGAGAGAGTTGCAAAGATAAAATAGAGTGCCATGCGGTTTCTGCGACTTCTTTATGGTTTAGTTTTACTAAGTTCTTGAATACCTATAGAAACTATGATAAGATAGTATTTTGCTATACTAACTATATGCGCTGGAACACATTGGCAGACGAATACATAAGTTTAAGCCATGTAAGAGATCCAAACGATGTACCCTATCTGATGCCTAACTTTCAAGAAACTGGAAGTTTTTTGGTAGAAGCATATCCTATACTATACAGAGATGATTTAAATAGATTCATATATCAACATGTGTTTAACGAAGTAAATCGTTTATGTAAAAAATACAAGATAAAACTTGTAAATCTATTACCATTTGAAAATAGTACCTTTTACTTTCCTAAAGGTATAGGACAAATGATAGATTTCAGTTTAAATACTGGTCCCTGTCTTACCGGATTAATGGAAGTTAGTACTAAAGAAATAAATGACAGCGAAAGGCTTTTAGAAAGACTTAAACATAAAAATGATTTAAGGCATTGTCACATAAACTCATATAATAACCGTATACTTTCAAGCATCATATTTGAAAATATGCATACAACTAATATAAAAAATGTAAGTTTAGATTCAAGATTTAAGTTTGATGAGCGTTTTTTAGTTCACGCATTTGATAACGATGATTAAAAGTGATATCGATATTGATCTAGGAGATAGGGATAAACTCCTAGCACACATAAAACATACTCCTGCTGCCATACGCAAGGATAATGTCAAAAAGCACCCTACAGGTGTTTATACAACAGAAATACCTTATGATCCAATAAATGAAGTATCTGCATTAGATTATGCAGTTGCCGAAAATAGAGGATATTTCAAACTAGATATATTAAACGTGCATCTTTACAATCAGATCAAAGATGAAAATCATTTGATTGAGATGATGAAAGAACCAGATTGGAACATGCTTAGGGATAGGACTGTAGTTGAAAAACTCATACATATAGGTAATCATTATTCAACATTGATGAAGATGCCTGAACCGATCAACAGCATACCTAGGCTAGCAATGTTTCTAGCACTCATACGTCCGGGTAAAAAGCATTTACTAGGATTGCCGTGGAGTGAAGTAACTAAATCTATATGGCAAAAAGAAGAAGGAACATATAGTTTTAAAAAATCTCACGCTATAGCTTATGCTCAACTAGTAGTAGTAAACATGAACTTGATAAAATATGGAACTTGACTTACTAAAAGAAACTGATCCGTTACTAAGAAAATTTAGCGATCCTTGGGATTTCGCTACTGACGGTGATCCTACAGAACTCGTCAAACATATGACTAAGATCATGTTTGAAAATAACGGTATAGGATTAGCAGCTCCGCAAGTAGGTGTCATGAAAAGATTGTTCATCATGGGCAATACTGACAAACTATTTGTTTGCATCAATCCTACACTAATATCCGGTGGGGAATCTTATCGTGACTTGGAAGGTTGTCTAAGTTTTCCTAACTTATGGTTACAAGTTAGCAGATATAAAGAGATACTAGCATACTATCAAGATATACAGGGTAATGTTATCGAAACTAAACTAGATGGACTTATAGCAAGAGTATATCAACATGAGCTAGATCACTTAGACGGGGTCTGTTTTGATACTAGGGTAGGGCCAGTGACATTAGACCTTGCAAAACGTAAACGTAAACGTAAATCAAGGTAAACGTTTTACAAGGGTAATACTACGGCGCTTAGTCCTGCGCTTATTTAGATCGCCTAAGCTAACTACTGGACCATGTAATATAACCAAGCTCTTATTATTAAATGTACGAATATAGGGTTTGAATGGGTTCCATTCTTCTTTAAGGAATAGATTTATGGGTGTCAATCTATTGCTTTCCCACCACCATATATCTCCTAGCTCTAGGAACTTTTCTTTAATCTTCATATCGACGATAGAACCATAGTCATATATGGTCGTATATTGATCGTCCCTATTCTGCATAATTCCTACATAATCCTGGCTGGCGTAGGATACCACGGTTATAAATGGGTGATTTTCGCTTAGTTTTTTGAAAAAGTCTTTGCTGATCATCGTAATAAATCTATATTATTTACTCAAGATCGCCCGATTTTATTTTTAAATTTCCAAAGAATAAATATCTTATAGGGAGCGACATTTGTGACTGTAACTAACGTAGGGTATTCAACAGCAGTATTACTATATACACAGCGTCAGATCGTCGTCCTACTATCTGGAAACAGTCCGAGGGCCTTTATGCCAGTATATGCTAAAACACTCATGCTACACAAAGGGGTAGACAACAAGATACAGTTTCAGTTTTTAAATCAAGAACAGAAACCAGTTGATATAACAGGTAAAGAAATAACTTGCCGCATAATCAACTATAACGGTAAAGAAGTATTGATTAAAAAGGCATTGAACTTAGAACTTCCTGCAACTGGTATAGCATATCTACAACTTAATGCAGCAGAGATTGAAGATATTCCTGCGCAAAAGTGTCACTACAGCCTAGAGATTCCTGTAGGAGAGTTTGATTACCCAGTATTCGTAGATCCTGCTGCAGGCGCCCGAGGTGATATAAACATAGTCAACAGCGTGTTACCAAGCTTTGTCCCAAGCGAGATAGTCACCATACCTACTGGGCAACCTTTTCCTAACTTAGACAGCAATAACAGCATCAACAATGTATTACCTAACGCTAATACATATTATAGTTCTGTTATCAATACTGAAGACAATCCTATATTAACCATACAAGCTCATCTACATGAGTTTAATGGAGAAGTTTCTATAGAAGGAACTTTTAGTAGCTCATTATCAGATTGGTATCCTATCACTACAGAGGAATATCTTGAGACAACTGAGACAGTTGGATATACAATAAAAGGTTATCATCCATTTGTAAGAATGGTTTTCACAAGTAATACAGGCATAGTAACAAATATTTTGGCAAGGTAAAATACCAATATTCTTTGTTTTTACGCAACACTTTGCTATACTTAGTAAGTGTTTGATATACTTCAAATAGTTCCTGGCAAGAAAAAAACAACGCAGAGCGGTTGGCATAGCTTCAACGCAGTCTGTTGCCATTATAATGGACATAAGGCTGACCGTAGGGGAAGAGGCGGTATAAAGTTTGATGGAGACAACTGGAGCTATCATTGTTTCAACTGTGGTTTTAAATGCACGTTTACTTTAGGTCGCAGCCTAACAAAGAATACACGAACTTTATTGTCATATTGTGGAATGGACAAAGATGACATCAATAAGTTTAGTCTTGAAAGTTTACAACATAAAGACTTGCTTGATTTTACAAAGGTAAAAAAAGAAAAAAAGAAAATCAAGTTTAAAGAAATGCATTTGCCTGAAGCTGAACTTATAGATATTCAAAATAAAAGGCACGAAGTTTATGTTTCTTATCTGCGTAAACGCAAAATAAAACTAGACTATCCTTTTATGTGTACTCCAAATGCTGAGGGGCGTCAATCAAATCGAATCATCATACCCTACACATATGAAAACAAAATAGTGGGGCACACTAGTAGGTACTTAGATGATCGCACGCCTAAGTTTATTAACGAACAACAACAGGGTTATGTATTCGGATACGATTTACAAAGACCTGAATGGAATGTTTGTATAGTAGTAGAAGGCATATTTGATGCACTGAGCATAGACGGTATAGCACTAACACATAATACAATCAGCGATTCACAGGCTGATATATTAAAATCGCTTAATAAAAAGATTATAGTAGTGCCCGATCAAGATAAAACTGGACTAGAAGTATGTGATAAAGCATTGAGCATGGGCTTTCATATCAGCATACCTGATTGGGACCACGATATAAAAGACGTTAATGACGCTGTAGTAAAATACGGCAAACTTGCAACGTTGCTAAGTATTTTACAATCAGCAACCAATAGCAAGATCAAAATAGAGATTAAGAGGAAGCAACTTGATAAAAGACTATAACAATGAAGTACAAAGTTTATTCTTGCGTATGATGGTTACTAACGCTGAGTTATATACTCGCGTAATGAATATTATGAATAGTGAAAACTTTGACAGGCAGCTGAGACCTGTCGCAGCATTCATAATGGAACATACTAAGAAATATAATGTCATGCCGGATCCGGTACAGATAAAATCTGTAACTGGCTTGACTATAGACAGATTAGAAGAACTAGATGAAGGGCACTATGATTGGTTCTTAGAAGAGTTTGAATCCTTCACTAAACGACAAGAACTTGAGAGGGCTATTCTTAAGAGCGCAGACTTACTTGAGAAGGGCGAATATGATCCTGTAGAGAAACTGATCAAAGATGCGGTTCAGATTTCTCTACAGCGTGATATGGGCACAGATTACTTTGCTGATCCTAGAGCTAGGTTGAATGCACTAAAATCAAGCAATGGGCAGAACAGCACAGGCTGGGCTGCATTGGATCATAAACTATATGGTGGTTTCAATCGAGGTGAGCTACAGATATTTGCAGGTGGCAGTGGTAGTGGTAAGAGTTTGTTCATGCAGAATCTAGCAGTCAACTGGGTGCAGAATGGAATGAGCGGCGTGTATGTCACTCTTGAGTTGAGCGAAGGTCTATGTAGTATGCGCATCGATAGCATGATGACTGATACTAGCACTAAAGAGATTTTCAAAGACCTCGATAATGTTGAGATGAAGGTCAAGATGGTATCCAAAAAAGCCGGCAGCCTACGAATAAAATATATGCCCGCACAAAGCACAGTTAACGATCTAAGAGCATATGTTAAAGAACTACAGATACAGACAGGAATGCGCGTAGATTTCTTATGCGTAGACTATCTGGATCTATTGATGCCAGTAAGCGCAAAGGTCAGCCCTAGCGATCTGTTCGTCAAGGACAAATATGTATCAGAAGAACTACGTAACCTCGCTAAGGAACTGAATGTATTGTTTGTCACAGCAAGTCAGTTGAATCGTGCGGCTGTAGAAGAGATTGAATTTGATCATAGTCATATCAGTGGTGGTATCAGTAAGATCAATACTGCAGATAATGTTTTCGGTATCTTTACAAGCCGTAGTATGCGTGAGCGCGGGCAATATCAGATACAGTTGATGAAAACACGTAGCAGTTCGGGCGTGGGTCAAAAGGTAGAACTTGCGTTTGATGTAGAAACTCTGCGCATCACTGATATTGAAGGGACGGAAAATAGTTATAAATCCCAACCTACAGGATCTGAGTTACTAAATCAAATCAAAAATGTAGGCAAAATAGCAAGTTCTGACGATAATCTTGTAAATAATATAGAGTCCGAAAATAAAACAGTAAATGCAGATGTAAGCAGTGCTAAACTCAAGGCCTTGCTCAACTCATTAAAGAAGTAAACGGGCTGTTTTGCGATAAATACTAGTAGGATTATAACAATGCAAAAGCGCACAAGAAGCCTACTAGAAGAGTTAGAGGCCATAGGCAATAATCGTGACATGAACCATGTCATAGAAAGCAGGGCCAATAATATTATTACTAGTGCTATCAATCTGATAGAACTAATGAACCGCCATTATAGTCAGGATAAGGCGGAACTCCTCGAGAAAAAGCTATTGAGCGCGATCAAGGGCAAAGATCAGGCTCGCTTTAGCAAGTCTTTGAGGAAGAAGCATGAAGATCAGTGAAGTAAAACTGAATGAATATGATTGGATGAGCATATTTAGAGGGGTCAACGATTATGGCGGAGCAGCTTTAACTCGTGGATCTGGTTATACCGCTAAAGGTCGTTTAACTCAGCAAATATTCATAAAAGATTTTATGAACGGTGCAGTATCGGGTTTAGAAAGTGCGATACAAAGCGGGTTAGTGAATCCAGACAAATCTGAAGTAGCTGTAGCTCAGGCTGGAGATTTTGCTACTCCTCCTCCTAAAATGACTCAAGCCGATGTGGGGGACTTCGATCTTAAAAATAAAATAGCAGCACAAAAAGCGGCTCAGGTCCAAGCTGCTAAAGATGCTGAAATAGCTAATGTAAGTAATACTAGCAAGACCACAGAAAGCAAATATAATCGTTTAAATGCTTTGTTCGAAGCTATCATTAACGAAGATGGAACTGAAAGCATAGAAAGTTGGTTAACAAAGTTTTTCACTCGTCACATGAGAAATGTTGATCTAACCGGTAGAGAACAAGCCATACAAGCAAAAGCAAAAGAAGTTGCAACTGCTATAAAGCAAAATAAAAATAATATTCGTTCACCTAATGTTATCAAAGCAATACAAAGTATGGGTAACTTAGGATATAGCTTATCAATGTCTTCAGGTGCTCCATCAAGCGCACCGCAAGCTACTGGATCAGCAGCGCAAGCTACAGCACAACCTGCAGTAAAAGCACCTGCGCAGACCACAGCACAACCTGCAACTCAGGTCGCTCAGCCAGCAGCACAACCTGCACCGGCACAAGTAGATAACGCTGCATTAGCATTAAAAGCTATGGGCTATAGCGATCAAGATATCAAAGATAGATTATCAAAAGTCACTGCAACATCTGATGAAGAAAGAGTTAGACAAGCAGTACAAATGGGCGCTCCTGCAAGATCAAATAAACAACCAGCTAAACGCAAGGATAAACCAAAATCTAGGGCCAAGAAAATAAATCCTGAAGATTTAATGAGGAATGTGCTTTTTAATATGGATAGTTTGAAAACACTCGATCCTGATAGGTGGATGGATCTTTCTAAAATAATAGCGCGTCAGTTAGATAATAACCCCCCTGCGTCTTCGAACGTGGTTCGCCTGCCGCAGCGAAGATAAAATATGTCAATAATAGATGAAATATCAGGTTTAGTTTTAAGACTAAAACGATTGACAATGGTTGAAGCCAAAGGGCATTTAGACCATCCAGAAGACTTAGTTTTTCTAAGTGGTGTTGAAGGTGCTAAACGTGCGTTGAATAGTATTTTAGCCACTGTGAAGGATCCCAAAACAATAACTATTAAATGGGATGGATATCCTGCATTGATTTTTGGCCGAGGTCCTAATGGTAAGTTTAGTATCATGGACAAGCATATGTTCAATAAGAAGGATGGCACCGGCAGAGCTATATACAGTCCTAAAGACTTTGCTCAATACGACCAAGCTAGGGGAGTAGAGAGAGGAGAGCTTAATAGCTTGATTGCTAATATATGGCCTGATCTAGAAAAAGAAACGTCAGGTTCTAGTGGTTATTATTGGGGTGATTTATTATTCAGCCAGCCTTTACAAGATAATAAAGGCGAGTACATTTTTAAGGCCAATCCAAACGGAATAACTTATAAAGTAAAAACAAATAGCGATCTAGGTAAGCTTCTTGCTAATAGGAAAGCAGGTATAGCCGTGCACCAGTACCTAGATCCTGATAGTCTGACTACAGATCAGGCTGTATCATTGAATGGTAGCATAGGCAATCTTAAAAACAATGCAGGAGTAGCTATTATTCCTAGCAGCATGCCTATAACACCTTCTATAAAAATAGATAAAAACCTTGTAAGCAAAGCGTCAGAAAGTATTAAAAAGTATGGGCAAAGTGTCAATCAGCTTATGAACACAGCACCCCAAGCAAGAGCTAGTTTCAATACGTTATTCACTACATATATCAATAATAAGATAGTATCAGGAAACCTGAGCAATCTTGTACAAGATTTTTATAAATATTTTGAAAATAGACCAATGACTGCTAGCATGAAAAAGAAACTCACAGACCATATCAATGCTAATAAAGATGGGGTAGTGGGTGCGTTCACTATATGGATGAACCTATATAATCTAAAAATGCATGTTGTGAAGCAACTGAATGCAGCAGCTAAAGATAGCCCTGTACAGGGCTATCTATCCTCAGGTAAGCCAAGCCAAGAAGGTTTCGTAAGTAATGGCTTAAAATATGTAGATAGATTAGGTTTTTCTAGGCAAAATCTAGCCGGAAAACGCTGACCAAAACCAGCTTTTTTATTGCCAGGCATAAATAAAAGTATGAGACAGTAGGTCTCACACTAATATGAGGATTTAAGACAATGGCACAATTCACAAGAGTCAATGGTGACTTCAAACAGGTAATGTGGTTAGACGCCCCTGATTATACTAACAGCGGCGTTAACGCAATCACTTCAGCAGTAACAGTTCAGCCACAGGGCCCAAAGCTAGCTTTCGGCACAGTGACATTTACTGGCGCAGCAACTCCGTCAGGATCAGATGTACAGACTGCTTTCCAGACTGTTCAACAGTTAGCAACTATTCATATCTATGAGTTCACAGAAGTAGGTGACAATTCTGATACATTAGCTCTAGCTATCTATCCAGTAGAAGCATGGGACTTCACTAACGGTGGAAACCTAGACGTTGCATTGACTGCAGCACTAGGCTATGCTGTAACTACAGCACCTTCAGCAACTTTCACTAACTAATAGTTAGTTTTAAGTTAAAAGAACAAGGCCCGAGAAGTAAAATTCTCGGGCTTTTTTGTTGCTTAAATACAGGATGAGTCATAAGATAGCATGTTTCACGTTATTTGATATAACTCAAACAGGTGTAGCTAATAGAGCCAAGCCTGAAGTAGGCAAAGATCCTTTACAGTGGGGGCATCAACGCAATACACAATGCAACTTAGATACTTTATTACAAGCTATATCGTTAAGAAGTCAGCCTGAAGTATTGATGCATCCTGTTAAAGAACAAAAAAAGCTCAAAGAACTAGACTATTTTGGATTTTTATATAATGACGAAGATACAGTTGTATCATATTGGCACTTTGAGTTCATGGTTCAACATCCTAGTGTTTTTGAGGATGGCATAACGAATCTAGGGCATTTATATAATGATTGTGAAGGGGTACCTATGATTAAATGCGGCACTGAATATAACAAACTTAATAACTTTCTAGATACTTCTCCCGAGCTAAGAAACATATATTTTATTAAATACGACAATGACTAATAAACTTGAAAACTTTTTCAATAAGGAACTAACACCCCGGCTTAAAGACTTACTGATAGTCAGAGGGGGAGACGGGTCCTATCATTTGTTCGGAAAATATAAAATAGTCAAGGATATACATGGATATTTTCGAGTAGAGAATACCAAAAAAATATCCGAACCTATAAGATTTGGAAGCCTCAAACATGCAGTGACTTATTGCGTATTTGAGAAGAATAATAGAAAAGAATATAACAAGCGTATTCTTGAGCTAGATGACTCCTTATGCAGTTTGGATGCAGCTATAGCTATGCATAAAAAGCTATTGTTAAGCAAAAAACCGCTCGAGGATAAAGCTATCTTTTTAACAAAACTAGAAGAAGAAAAGCGTAAAAAACGTAGGTTGAGTGAAGAAATGGGATATTATGTAGAGACTAGCAAACGCTGGCAATACAGGGTCTACCAGGAAAATAGTCCTAGATAATCTAGGATACATGATAAATACATAACACAGATTGGAATCGTACACTATGAAACTATCACAATTTGATCGTTCAAATACAGCGGTTAAAGCTTTAAAAGAAAACTTCGGCCTTGACTTTGATACAACAAAGTTAGACCGTGTGGCCACTAAACAAATGATGGTCAAGGTAAAAAGCTTGATGAGAGAAGCTAAGGAAAGTCCTGAGTTTTATAAAGATCAGACTAATCCTACATACATGAAGTTATTATTCATGGCTCAAGCTTTAGTAGAGCATTATAATACTTTTAAAACACCTCGTATCATTTTTGAAAATGAAGAAGTAGAAAAATCACAGGTAATCCTAGCAGCACAGGATATGGTAGACAGTGTACAGAAAATGATAGAAGAAGTTAATGACATGTTAGTTAAAGAATTACCTGCATTGACCGACAGCATTCAATCAGAGATCGGTGCTAATGAATCAGCAACATTCAATCAATCTGCAAGTGCAGCATTGACTTCGTTGAATCAAGCATTAAGCCAAAGCAAGACTGGTTTACAAGACGCACTCAATTCATTGACAGGTCAAGGTGGTGCATTTGGTATGCCATCAACACCAGCTGGCGGCGATGAGATGGCTGTAACTGATATTGCAACAGCTACATCACCTACAGGTACTGAAGTAGCAGGTGCCGAGACAGCAGTTGATCTTCCAGTAGAAGAACCAGAAGCTGCCCCAGTAGGTGGAGTAGGTCGCGCAAAGAGATAATCAATGCGCCTCTATGAGTTTGATATCCAAGAGCCGCTTGTCTCTACAATAGTAGCGGCGGCAGACCAATTAAAATCTGATATTGAACAGGATGAACTTGGTTTTGAATGGGACGTAGATACTCTACTAAAATATTTTCAAAAATATGATATTCATTTAGATCGTGAAGATTTATATTCAATGATCAAAGTGCCACCATTAAAGAATATCATTAAAAATATTGAAGGAGATAAGGTTGTTTTTGTTGGTCAAGAAAATGAAACAACTCCCGCTCCGTCAACTGGATCTGAGGATAGCAAAAAAGTAGTTTCCCAGATGGCAAAAAAGGCAATGAAGTAACCATTTTTGTTGACTTTATACAACATTATGTTGTATCATTATAAAAATGATAACTATAACATCCAGAGCAAGACAAAGATTTACAGAACAACTTGAGCAACGAGGCAAAGGTATAGGGATAGTTGTTGGCGTGAAAGAAACAGGCTGTTCAGGATATGCCTATACACTAGACTTTGCTGAAAAATGGAATGCAGAAGATCACCTAAGCATACATGACGGCCTTTACGTTTGGGTTACTAAAGACGCACAAAAGTACCTAGACGGAATGACAGTAGATTATATCAAGAAGGGATTAAATGAACAGTTTGAGTTTATAAATCCAAAAGAAACTGCTAGATGCGGTTGCGGTGAGAGTTTTACAGTTTGATTTATATTCCAGACAAGTTTCCATATAAGGAACTAAAAAGAGAAACAATCAACGGGTCAAGGAAATACATGACCCCAGATGGATTCGCAGTACCCAGTGTCACCACAATACTAGATGCGACTAAATCAGAAGAAAAGAAACAAGCGTTGCGTGAATGGCGCAAGCGTGTAGGCGAAGAGAAGGCCAAACAGATTACTACTGAAGCTGCTGGTCGCGGCACACGTATGCACAAGTTTCTTGAAAATCATATAAAGTCAGGTATGACTGGTGATCCCGGTAGCAATCCCTATAGTAAGCAAAGCCATAAGATGGCTCATACTATTATTGAGAAGGGATTAAGCAAATGTCAGGAATATTGGGGTACAGAGGTCAGCTTATATTTCCCTGAGGTTTATGCGGGCACTACGGATTTAGTTGGGATACATGATAACAGTGAGGCTATCATGGATCATAAACAAACTAATAAGCCTAAAAAGCGGGAATGGATTGAAGATTATTTCCTGCAGCTATCAGCTTATGCTTTAGCACATAATGAAGTTTATAATACCAAAATACGTAAGGGCATAGTATTCATGTGCAGCGCAGATAATCAATA